AGAACGTGGAGCATGTTCACGTAGTCAATATACATATTATGGTAAAGGTATATTTCCGTGGGAGCGTAGATCTGATGGGGTTAACCAATTGACAGATTTTACTCCATCATTAAATTGGGAACCTCTAAGAGAAAGAATGCTAAAATATGGAATTAGAAATGCTACTTTGATGGCAATTGCCCCAGTGGAAAGTTCCAGTGTTGTTTTAAATTCGACAAATGGTATTGAGTTACCAATGGAATTAATCAGTGTAAAGGAATCAAAAGCTGGTAGTTTTGTTCAAGTTGTTCCTGAATATAAGAGATTAAAGAATAGATATCAATTGATGTGGGATCAACGAGATTGTGTTGATTATCTAAAAACCGCAGCAGTATTAGCTGCTTATATAGATCAATCTATATCTACAAACACTTTTTATAATCCAGCACATTTTAAGAATTCAAAAGTTCCAGCTACCTTAATAGCTAAGAATCTTATGCTAGCACATATGTGGGGGTTAAAAACAATTTATTATAGTTTAATAAACAAGGTTGGATCAAAAGCAAGTGTTACATCAACAAACATGTATCCTTTACTAGAGGGAACAACTTTGCCTGCTATTATAATTAATCAACCATCAGAGTTTGATAATGAAGAGAACTGTGAAGCGTGTAAACTTTAATAGAGGCTAAAATGAATGGATTATGGTGTTACCATTTTAAAAAATGGTCCTCTCAGTATTGCTCTGATTTATTGAAAAAAGCTGAAAAATATGAATGGAGTACGGGAGTTGTTGGTGATTCTATAGTTGATACATCATTGCGTCGTAGTAAAGTAAAATTTATAAACGCTGATGATTATGAATTCAAATATATGTTTGATGAATTATGGCTCATGATGATTGAAGCTAATCAAAAGTTTTTCAATTTTCATATTTCAAAATTAGATTTCATTCAAATAGGAGAATATGATGAATCAAACAGGGGAGAATATGGAAAACATCATGATGTTTTTTGGATAACAAAAGATCCTATATATCATAGAAAATTAAGTTGTTCTATACAACTTTCTGATCCAAATAGTTATGAAGGAGGTGATTTAATTTTCGAAGATCTTGATGGTCATGATCATCCTAAACCTTATGATATTCGACAACAGGGATCTGTGGTGTTTTTTCCATCATTTTTAAACCATAAAGTAACACCAGTTACAAAAGGTAAGAGACACAGTTTAGTCGCTTGGTTTGAAGGGCCAAAGTGGAGATAATTTAAGGAGAATTTATGACTAAAGAACAATATAATTTATCAGTAATGCCAAACTATTTAAAAAGAAAAATGTTTCTTGATGGGGCTGTTACTGTTCAACGATTTGAAGAATATAGACAACCAAAAATAGCAAAGTTTGAAGAAATTCAACGAGGGTTTTTTTGGGTGCCAGAAGAAATAAGTTTAACAAAAGACAAAATGGATCATAAAGAATCTAGTGAAGCTATAAAACATATTTTTACTAGTAATCTTTTGAGACAAACAGCACTAGATAGTATACAAGGTAGAGCACCAGCGCAGGTATTTGGGCCAGTTATTTCTATACCCGAATTAGAAGCATTGGTTAGTAATTGGAGCTTTTTTGAAACAAATATTCATAGTAAAAGCTACAGTCATATTATTAGAAATGTATATGGTGTACCTAAAGATGAATTCAACAAGATTCATGAAACTGATGAAATTATAAACATGGCTTCCAATATTGGAAAATATTATGATCAACTTCATAAACTTAACTGTCAAAAAGAAATTGGAGAAATGTTAGTTAATGAGCAAGATCATATTGAAACTATTTGGTTAGCCTTGAATGCTAGCTATGCTCTAGAAGCATTAAGATTTATGGTTAGTTTTGCTACATCGTTAGCTATGGTGGAAAATAAAATTTATATTGGTAATGGAAATATTATTAGTTTAATTTTACAGGATGAAATATTACATGCTGAGTGGACCGCCTGGATAATTAATAATGTGGTTAAAGAAGATGACAGATTTGTTAAAGCAAAGATAAAATGCGAGGCAGAAGTATATGCTATGTATATGGACGTTATTCGAGAAGAAAAATTATGGGCAGATTATCTATTTAAAAAAGGTGTAGTTATTGGTTTAAATTCAAACATTTTAAAAGATTTTGTTGATTGGACTGCTTATAACAAACTTAAGGAAATAGGAATCAAATACCTAGAGGATTATCCAAAAACAAATCCAATACCTTGGTTTAATAAACATCTCAATTTGAACAAAAAACAAGCAGCATTACAAGAAACAGAAAGTACATCCTATGTTATAGGTGTAATGAGTGATGATGTTTATTATGATGAATTGCCTGATTTATAAGGAGATTTAAATGGCAAAAATTGAAACAAAAACTGTAGTTATACGATTCAGTAAAATAGTAAAAGATAAAGAAAATGCTGAATTTGATATTGATTCAAGTGTTACAAAAACTTTGGAAGATGTAGCACAAGAAATGTGTGGTTCAAATATAGTTGTTGAAGCAGAGGTATTAGAAAATGAGTGAAAAAATAACAATTAATAAAAACTTTGAACATTCTGACGGTGGAAAGGAAATTTTACCAATCCTACAAAAATTACAAAAAATTGAAAAAAAAGAAAAATGTTTGCGGGTTAAATTTTTAGATTGGTTAAGTGACAAGTTGTTAGATTGGAGTAACCGCGTACATATGATGGCTTCTAGAATAGAAAGTCCATGCTTAATTGAAATCACACCTCGTAAAAAAGAAGAAAGTGCGTCAGCTATTCAATCAAAAGAAATTGCTCGTTTAAAAGAATTGCTGGAAATTGAAAGGAATAAAAATAAATGAATAATATAATTTGGAGCAAATATAATTGCCCTTATTGCGATCAAGCCAAGGCTCTTTTAAGTCAGCGTGGAATTGTATTTGAAGAACGAAAAATAGGTGATGGTTGGTCTAAGGAGGAATTACTTGAAGAAATACCTCATGCTAGATCTGTTCCACAAATAATTATCAATGGTAAACATTTAGGTGGATTTAATGAATTGAAGGAATATTTAATAAATGACAACCAACAACAATCTGTCTAATGGAAATACCGTTACTATCAATACTCCATTATATTCAAATAATGTTACAGCACAAAATACGGTTTTCAGCAATATAAATTTAGGTCCGTCAAATACTGTTTTTAATGCTCCAGTAATTATTGAATCTGATCTTGAAGTCAAGGGTAATATAAAATATAAAAATAAAAATTTATTTGAATTATTGGAAGGTATAGAAAAAAGGTTATCTATTCTAATACCTGATCCAGAAAAATTAGAACATTTTGAAGCATTACAACGTACATATGAACAATACAAAGTCCTAGAATCATTATGTCAAACTCCAACTAAGAAAGAAAAATAAAATGTTAATTAATAAAGGTTTCGCCATAGGCGAAATAGTAAGCTTAAAACTTATAAATGGTGATGAACTCATCGCTAGATTCGATAATTCGAACACCGAAGAAATTACAATCACAAAACCATTGGCTATAACTATAGGTCCACAAGGTTTAGGTATGATGCCCTGGGTATTTTTGGGTGATAAAGAAACTATCACATTAAAAATGAATCATGTATTCACTGTTGTTTCAAGTAAAAAAGATGCTGCTGATCAATATCTTCAGGGAACTACAGGAATAGCACTTAGATAAATATTTATATGCCAGGCATATCTAGAGACAATGATACCGCAGGTGGAGATCTAATTCCTAGTCAGAATTCTGTATTTGCGAATGATAATGCTGTAATTGTTAATGGTGATACAGTAGCTGGTCATGGACCATTTCCACATGGGACACAGGTGATAATAGCTGGTTCCAATAATGTTTTTGTTAATGACATTGCTGTAGCCAACGAGGGTGATCCAGCTTCAATATGTGGAGAGCCTTCTACTGGCAGTTCTGATGTTTTTGTTGGGGATTAATGCTAGTAAGGGCATACGTGCGTAGCATGTTGTGATAGTGAGAGACTATTCAGTTAGGCAGAGACATACAAGTCTTACTAGTTCTGTCATCCCCATTTTGATACTCAAGGTGTTTAAATACACCTCGTTTTCTGTTATAATATATTCTACATGATGAAAATCGTGTTTACATTATAACAAAAATATGAGTATACAATTAAAAGAAGCAATGACAAAAATACTATCTATGCCATACTATAAAAATGAATCAGCAAAATCTGGTAATTATGTTTTTGGTCATGAAGAAGCAGTAGCAGAAAAATTTAAAGATACCGGGTTTAATGAAGTAAACAGTAGTAAATATCCAAAATTAAAGAATTCTTTAAAATTTTGGGCTGATACAGGCAATGATACGGAATTGAGAAAACTAACTGAAGGGTTAGAATGCGGATCATATATATTACAACCCAGTGGCTCACAATCTTTTCCAGATATTCTAGTAAAAGATTTTGATGATAGGTTCGTTGCGGTAGAATGTAAAAGTTCCGAAAAAGATTTTGCTCCTATGTGGAATGATAATTTACCAAAACCCAATTCAATATATGTTTTTAGTTCTGGTAAAACAAATTCAACAACAGTATTTTTAGGTAAAGATGTAATTACCAATGATATTATAATAAATCAAAAAATAATGATTTCTGAACTTACTGATGTTGTAAAGAAATATAAAACTATTAATACAGATAAAGATATGTATAAAAGAGGTTGGGACATAAAGTTTAGACCACAAAATTTTCAATCTGGTGGAAAAAATCAAACAGATTATTTTAATCATCCTGATAGAAAAAAATGTGAAGGAAATGTATTGGAATATTGTTTAGGTATAATTAAAAATGATATTGAAACCAATTAACAATAATCTTGAATCAATAACTATTGAAGATATAGAAAATCACAAATTGATTAGTGATAATGAATTAATACGAGATTTGAATAATATAAAAAAATATAAAGCAGATGAAAACATCAATAGTTTTGCTGGTAATCCATTTTTATATCATTATCAATTTAAAAATTTAATAAATTGCCGAAGAGAAAATGGTAAAACCATTTATGATTTATATAATGATAAAACAGAATGGGATAAAATAATAAAATATACCAGAAAAAGAAACCGAGGTGGAAAAACTGCGGCAGGTAATTTGTTTGAATGTTTCAGAATTAATCTTGGTTC